ATATCATCTGCTTTGACTGGAGCTATATCTGCTGCTAGATATTCCTATGATTTAGTTTTAGATTCTGGCACAGTAATAACTCGGATACTTGAAGGAAAGTTTATAGTGACTGGGGCGGTAACTACATCGTGACGACTTATATTATTATTGAATCTATTACTCCACAAGTATCAGTAGAACTATCAGGTGACCAAGGGCCTCAAGGAGCACAAGGTGCAACTGGCCCAACTGGACCTGTAGGTTCTACAGGATCTACAGGCGCAACAGGAGCAACAGGAGCAACAGGAGCTACAGGCACCACTGGTGCTACTGGTCCAACTGGTCCAACAGGTAGCACTGGCGTTACTGGTCCCACAGGTAATACAGGCCCAACAGGAGCAACTGGTCCAACAGGTGTTACAGGTCCACAAGGCGTAACTGGTACTACTGGTGCAACAGGTCCAACAGGACCTGCTGGTGCAACGGGTCCTACAGGGGCTACAGGGCCTACAGGAGCCACTGGAACGCAAGGAGTTACTGGAGATGTCGGACCAACAGGTGTTACTGGCTCTACGGGCGCTACAGGGTCTCAAGGCGTTACGGGTGACATCGGTCCTACGGGAGCTACGGGTCCAGCAGGAGCGACAGGACCAGCAGGAGCAACAGGACCAACTGGACTGCAAGGTGTAACAGGTGATATTGGACCTACTGGTGTAACAGGACCAGCAGGTGCTACTGGACCAACAGGACCTACTGGAACAACAGGCGCCACAGGCGCGACAGGTCCTACAGGTGTTGGAAATATTATAGGATTTAATGCTCAAACAGGTACAACTTATACTTTAGTAGTAGGAGACGCTAGTAAAATAGTTACCTGTAATAACGCTTCGGCTATTACAGTAACAGTGCCACCTTCAGTATTTAGCGCAAATGACCAGATACACGTAGCCCAATATGGGGCAGGTCAAGTAACCTTTTCGCAAGGCTCTGGAGTAACTATAAATTCAACTGGCGCTACTACTACAGCTCCTAAACTTAGAATGAACAAATCAGCCGCTACCATTATCTGTACGGCAAGCAATACGTTTTTAATCGTTGGAGATATAGCCTAGTCTAGTATATGAGATACTTTGACAGAGTTATTGTCATCAATGTTCCAAGGCGTTCGGATCGTTTAGAGCAGTTCCGCAAAGAAGCTGAAACAGTTGGCTTTGACTTTGAAGTACATTCAGCTATGGATGGACAGTTCCTAGGTATGGACCCGATAGTGGCTGGCAGGTTAAGTCATATAGAGGTTCTACGAAAGATAAAGCCAGATGAGATGGTTCTTATCTGTGAAGATGATGCTAAATTTAGAGAAGATTTTAATGAGGCTCTGGATGAATATATGGCAGACCTACCCGAAGACTGGGATATCTTCTATCTAGGAGCAGTAAAGAATGAGACTAAGCCAGTCAATAAGCACTGGGTTAGACAGGTAGTTTCAACAGGAACCCAAGCCTATTGTGTAAATCCTGCCAAGGTAGATTTATTTATCCAGATAGCCAGAGAGTTTGACCAGTGGATAGATGTGGCTTATAGGGTCTGGGCTAACAGGACTAATGCCTATATTGCCCAGCCAAACCTGGTAATTCAGCACGATGGATTCTCAGATTTACGCGGCGAGTTAGTTTCTGATTTCAAAGGTTTTCAGTAGAATTGTGGTATGAGATTCCACGTAGTAGCGCTACCCCATACACAGGTAACTAAAGAATTCGCAGGTTGTGCGTACACTGAAAAGGTTCGCAGATTCTGCAATATGATGAAAGGGTTAGGCCATACGGTCTACCTATATGCAGGCGATGAGAATGAAGCTCAAGTAGATGAGCACATATCTTGCATCTCTGAGACACAAAGAAGAATCGTTGTAGGTAAGAAGCCTTATGTTGAGGCACCCTTTGATTATCGTTTACCTCACTGGCAAAAGTTTAATAAGAAAGCTGCTGCTGAGATTAAGAAGCGAGCAGAGAAGCACGACTTCATCTGTGTAATTGGTGGAGCAAGTCATAAGCCAATAGCAGATGCACTGCCAGAAATGATGACAGTAGAGTTTGGCGTAGGATATGCAGGAGTCTTTGCTCAATATAAAGTTTATGAATCTTATGCTTGGATGCACGCAATCTATGCTCAGCATAAGAACGCTGCTCAAGTAGATGGTTCATTCTTTGATGCGGTGATTCCAGGTTATCTAGATCCTGATATGTTCCCAATGGGCAAAGGTGATGGGGACTATTACCTGTATGTCGGAAGAATGATTCCGAGAAAAGGTATAGACATTGCAGCGCATATCTGCAAGACCATCGGAGCAAGACTTATCTTTGCAGGTCCTGGACCACACATACCAAACTATGGTGAGTACATAGGAACAGTAGGACCTGAGAAGCGTGCAGAGTTGATGGGTGGAGCAATAGCTACATTTGTCCCAACGCTTTACTTAGAACCTTTTGGTAATGTGAACATTGAATCACAAGCCTGCGGAACTCCAGTAATTACTACAGACTGGGGTGCATTTACAGAAACTGTAGTGCAAGGCGTTACAGGTTATAGATGTCGTAACGTAGAAGAGTTTATCTTGGCAACACAGAACGTCAAGAATCTAGATAGGCAAGCTATCAGGGATAGGGCTATATCGCTTTATTCAGTTGATGTTATAGCAAAGCAATATGAATACTATTTCCAGAGACTAATGACGCTCTGGGAAGATGGCTGGTATACGGAAGGAAACAATGCCAACACTGGGAGAAATGATTGATGAGGTCAAAGCCAACCTACAAGGCTATGCCCTTCGTCAAGACAGAGTAACATACATAACTAATCCAAATGGTATTACTTCTAGCGATACCTCTATCGCTATTGGATCTGCTAATAACCTTGCTAAAGGTATAGTTGAGATAGATGAAGAACTACTTTGGATTGATACTTTTAGCACTGCTACCAATACTTTGAATGTAGCTCCAGGCTTTGGTCGCGGATATCAAGGAACCAGTCCAGCACCACACGGTCAATATGCTCAAGTTACTTTATCCCCAACCTTTCCTAGAGTTAATATCAAGAAGGCTATCAACGATACGATTAACTCGTTCTATCCTAAACTCTGGGCAGTATCGTTTACGACTTTTACTTTTAATGCTTCTCAAACAACTTATGCTCTACCAGATGATGCCGAGAGTATTCTTTTTATGTCTTGGCAGACCACAGGTTCTTCTCAGGAATGGTTACCTATTAACCGTTGGAGAGCAGACCAAATGGCAAATACTGCAACCTTCAATACTAATGTGACTGTTAGTATCTATGAGAACATACAACCTGGTCGTACCGTTCAGGTATGGTACACAACAGAAGCCAATACCCTTGATTCTAATTCCGATGACTATGCTGATGTTACTGGTCTACCTGGTAGCTCTGCTGACGTTACTGTACTCGGTGCTTCATACAAACTTCTCAGTTTCCTTGACGCTGGTCGTATAAATCTATCCAGTGCTGAGGCTGATCTTAACGATACTAAGAATCCATTTAACTCTGGTGCATCTGCATCTCGTTACATCTTTGCTTTATATCAACAAAGACTTCAGGAGGAGGCACTGAAGTTACAAGACAGGTATCCAATTCGCATCCATTACACAAAATAGAGGTAAATAGATGACTAGAAAATACTCAAGTATCAGCGTTGCGACAACGCTTGCCAGTGGTATAAATACAACTGCTACCAGTATGACGGTAGCAACAGGAACTGCTGCAGCCTTGATGGGTGGTGTCTCACTAGGTGTTGGTAACGTAGACATATTCACAGTGGCTATAGATGTAGATACGATAAATGAAGAAATTGTTTATGTGACAAACGTATCTGGTGACATCTTAACTATTAGCCGAGGAAGGGCTGGAACTGGAACTCCAGGTGTATCTGGTATAACTCACTCTTCAGGTGCCACAGTCAAGCACGTTCTAACCTCAGATGATTTAACAGATTTTGAAAGCGCAGTATCGCCTATAGCAAGCCTAGGTTTCTCTGGGTCTACATCTGGCACGACAACAATGCAAGCAACTGCGGTAGCAGGAACCACAACTCTAACCTTGCCTGCTGCTACAGATACTCTGGTAGGTAAGGCAACTAACGATATTCTAACCAATAAAACTCTTACATCGCCAATCATTACAACCCCAACTATGCGTCTTTCTGTAAACGCTCAGACTGGAACTACTTATACTCTGGTTGCTGCAGATGCCTCTTACAAACTTGTCACAGCATCTAATGCTGCAGCGATAACAGTTACAGTTCCTTCAAGCGTATTTAGCGCAGGAGATGTTATTAACCTGCAACAAATCGGCGCAGGTCAAGTTACCTTTGCTCAGGGCGCTGGAGTTACTATAACTTCAACTGGAGCTACCTCAACTGCTCCAAAGCTAAGAGCCCAGTATTCAGCTTGTAGTGTGATCTGTACAGCAAGCAACACATTTACTATCGTAGGAGATATTGCCTAATGCCTATACTCGGGATAATTGCTTCATCTAAACTAACTGCGGTTGTAGGCGATTATGAGTCCATCGCTACTGTATCCGTTGGCGGTGGCGGTGCTGCCAATGTGGAGTTTACTTCTATTCCTGCTACTTATACACATTTACAGATTAGGGCTTTAATTCGTATGGCTAGGTCATCAGAAGATTATATTACAACAACATTCAATTCAGGAACGGCTGTTACTGCTCGTCATATATTAAGTGGTAATGGTTCAACGGTAAGCGCTAGTAGTGGAAGTGGCACAGGTCAAGATTTTGGTCCGTTTCCTGATTCTTCACATACCGCTTCAATTTTTGGTGTTTTGATTTTAGATATATTAGATTACTCAAACACTAATAAATATAAAACATACAGAATGTTCAGTGGTAACGATAGAAACGGCGCAGGAAGAATTGACCTACAAAGCACAACAGCATCCACAACAAGTGCGCTTTCTAGTATTGCTTTTAGTACTTATTATGGCGATGGTTTCGCTCAATACTCCCAATTCGCCCTTTACGGAATACGGAGTGCATAATGCCTATAACTTATGAACCAATTAGTACCACAACGCTTTCTACTGCTACCGCATCTATTACATTCTCTACTATTAGTGGTGCTTATACGGATTTAGTTTTGGTATTTTTTACACCATCAAACTCAATAAATGATGATATGTATTTACAATACAATTCTGACACAGGGTCAAACTATAGCAATACTACGCTCAGGGGAAATGGCACAACTGCATCAAGCACAAGAGGTAGCAATACCACAGGTGCAAGATTTAGCGATATGTCATCGCCGACTACAACAACCTCTAATACTGCAATAATTCATATAATGAATTATGCAAACACTACAACTTACAAAACTAATATATCAAGAAGCAATAATGCTTCTACTGGTATTGATGCAATGGTTACACTTTGGCGTAATACTGCTGCTATTACTTCTGTAAAAGTATATCCAGCCTCAGGCAATATGGCTACTGGCACAATAGCAACCCTCTATGGCATTAAAAGTGCGTGACCTTATGACAACTAATTTTAGAAAGGCGGCATAATGGCTAACACATTTGAGGCAATAGCCACAGTAACTGTGGGTAGTGGTGGGGCTACAACTATTGATTTTACAAGCATACCTGCGACTTATACTGATTTATTACTAAAAATTTCTGCGAGAGATAATTTTGCGGCAGTATTTACAGACGGTGGTTTTTTATTAACTTTTAATAATTCAGGTTCTGGATATTCAAGCAGACTTATTTACGGAGTGGGCAGCCCATTTGTTGCAGGAAGTGCTACCTCTGGTTCAACCGACTCCGCGAGATATATTTACGCAACTGGCGCTAGTGCTACCGCTTCAACTTTTGCTAATGCTGAAATTTATATTCCTAATTATGCTTCAAGTAATAATAAATCTGTATCAGCAGATTCAGTAGGTGAAAATAATGGTATAAATTCTGTTCTTTCTTTAGCGGCAAATCTTTGGGCTGACAGCGCTGCTATTACTTCAATCAAATTAGACTTAGATGGCGGTAATCTTTTTGTCCAATACTCAACAGCCACCCTATACGGAATCAAGAAAAACTAAGAAAGGAAAACAATGCCAACCAAACTAATCATAGACTGCTCAACTGGAGTAACTACTGAGGTAGAACTAACTGCCGAAGAAGTTGCTCAGCGCGAGGCAGATGCAGTTGCCTTTGCAGAAATCAAGGCAGCAGAGGAAGCAGCAGCACAGGCTAAGGCAGATGCTAAGGCATCAGCACAAGCCAAACTTGCAGCACTCGGTTTAACACCAGACGAAATCTCAGCACTTAACTAATTTAAGGAGCGATCAGTGGCCTATGACCAGGACATCACCGAGGGTATTCCCTACGTACTTTCCAACCCTGCTGGGGCCACTAGTTACTCATCTACTGGCGAGGCATACGATGTAGCCTTTGCTGGTCTGCCATTCTTCTTGGCAGCTAGTGATGACACACCCTATCGCCGCGTCACAGCTCAGTATCGTAAGCAACAGATTGACCAGACCAGAGAGCCTGGTGAGCAGACTCTTACAGGTTGGTGGCTACGTTCACAGTCATCATTCCACCTAGGTGCTGGTATTAAATACTTTGAACCGCTACAAGATGAGTCGCTTCGCTTCCAGTTTACAGAGTCCAAAGGTGTAGATATCTGGACCAAGGGTCAGGCTACCCTGCTTAACACCACAGTCAGGGCTAGAACTGCAACAGCAACTAACCTATACCTAGTTGGTGCTAGAGATACTGCTAATAACGTAGATGCAGTTGTCTTTACTGAAGGAGTTGACCTTAAGAAACTTACTATGAGTAACGATACAGCTACTCTCAGTACCTATGTTTTAACAGCAGCTCCACATACCCTTGATTTTATGGCTCTAACCTCTGATGGCACTAGATACTTTGCTGCAGATAATGCCAAACTTCATAGAGGTAATATCTTTGGTTCTACATCTGATGGTCATCTCTATAATCTTAGCGGTCCAGTTACCACAGTAGCGCTGCGTTATGCAAAACAACGTTTACTTGCTGCAGTTGATAGGGATATCTATGAATTAAATTCAAATAATACAACCACTGCAGGCGGTCACGCTTTACCTGGTGAACTCTATAGACATCCAAATCCATCGTGGATATGGACAACCATATCCGAAGGACCTGCTGCTTTCTATGTTGGTGGCTATGCTGGATCTCAGTCATCTCTCTACAAGATTACATTAGATACTACTAATACTAACGCTCTTGGATTCCCAGAACTTAATGCACCAACAGTAGTTGTTGACCTACCAGAAGGTGAAGTACTCAATGCCTTTGATGTCTACCTTGGTACCTTTGGAGTTCTTTGCACCAGTAAGGGTGTAAGAATTGCAGTGATATCTGCCGATGGTGACATAAGTTACGGACCATTGCTAGTAGATACAGAGTGCAAGAGTGTAACTTTCAAGGATAAATTTGCTTATGTAACAACCTTGCAAGGTACTGAGTCAGGTCTAGTCCGTATTGACCTATCACAACCAGTAGTTCCTAATAGCCTTGTCTTTGCTTATGCTTGGGATGTTTGTGCAAGTGGTGAGACTGTTAACCCATCATCTACAGACTTCCTTGGTACTACCGATAGAGTTGTCTTTGCTGTTCCAGGTGATGGAATATGGATTGAATCATACGGAGTCAAAGTTGCATCTGGTTATATGCAGACTGGTTATATCCGCTATAACACCTTAGAGCCTAAGATATACAAGTTACTATTTCCTAGATTTATCTCTACCAATGGTGGTCTAAGCCTGCAGTCTATTGACTCTGCTGGCACTAGCTACAATATCGGAACCTATTCACAGGGTGAAACTGTTACAGAAGGTGGTATCCCTTATCCTGCAACAGCGCAGGAGTATCTAGGATTCAAGTTTACATTTACTCGCTCTACTGCTGATACAACTCTTGGCCCTATATTTAATGGTTACCAAATCAAATCTCTACCAGCAATCCCTCGTCAAAGACTGATTCAATATCCAGTCTTCTGCTATGACCACGAGACGGATAAGTTTGGAGTAGAGGTAGGCTATGAAGGTTCTGCTTGGGATCGTATGCAACAACTCGAAGCAGTAGAAAATCTTGGCGACACTCTTGTCGTTCAGGATTTCAGAACAGGTGAGTCTTTCATTGGACTCATAGAAGAGATGGACTTCATCAATCGGACACCAACAGATAAGCGCTTCTCAGGTTTCGGGGGCACTTTGCTAGTTACAATACGGAGCGTATAATGACACCTACTGAATGGGCTGGATTAGCCGTAGCAGTATTCACCCTGATTGCTGGGTTTGCTGGCGCTGTACGCTGGATGGTTAAGCATTACCTATATGAACTAAGACCCAATGGTGGCTCAAGTGTCAAAGATAAAATCAATTTGCTAGAAGAAAAAGTAGAATTACTAACCGAGCTAGTCAAGGAAGCACTGAGGAAATGAATGAAACCTGTTGTAAAGAGTGCAACACCTGCAGCACTTGCCGTTCTCAGGCAGGCAACTGCGCTTGTTCCCAAGCGAAAGAAGGCATCGGACGGACTTCTGCCAAGCAAGGCTCACATCAAGGCAAGTCCTAACTCTGATCACAATACTGGACTAGCAGTAGACCTGACCCACGACCCAAAGGCAGGTATTGACTGTGCCGAGATTTTCGAAAAACTTAAAGAAGATAACAGGGTTTCCTACCTTATCTTCAATAATAAAATTTGGTCACGCGACAAGGCTAAGTCTGGTAATCGTCCTTATACTGGTAGCAACCCTCACACTAAGCACATTCACATTTCTATCAACCCTGACCTGGCTAATGATACTAGCCCTTGGTTCTGGTGGATGAATCAACCTAAGATTGTGAACCAGATTGTGGCTGGTCTTCAGCCTCAAGCTAAGAAGAAGGTAGCAAAAGGTACCATTTTGGTACCAGTATGCACCTGCTGTAAGGTTCACAATACAAAACGAAAGGCAATCTAATGGAACAATTAAAGCAAGTCGGTCTTACTTGGTTTCGTGCTTCTGCTGCTGCAGCAATCGCACTGTACCTAGCAGGAGAGACTGATCTTAAGGTCCTTGGAACTGCAGCCTTGGCTGGCTTCCTAGGTCCAGTACTAAAGTGGCTAGATCCATCTGCTACTGAATTTGGGCGTGGTTCAAACTAACAGTTTGTAGCAAGCGCGAGGCAAAAGGCCCTCATCACCCACAAGGTGATGGGGGCGCTTTTTTGTTGCCTAAAAACTATTCTCGCTGTTATCAACAGGACAAGGGATACGAACTAGATTACCGCAGTTAACACAGGTAGCATCAAGAAAGTACCAGGATATCTCATAGTCTTGGAACTGAGCCATAATGTTGAACATAGTACAGCCACAGCTACAGACGTGAGTAGGTCCAAGGGACCTGAGATCTGCTGCTTTGATAGGTGGTAATCTAAGCAGCCGAAGTAGACGGAACAACACTCAGTTCACGGCTCCTTCCTGATGTCAGTCGCCTCTCGCCGCCCTTGGCGGCTCGGAACGATTGTTTCTGTTTTATTCGCTCCGCTCATAGTTTAATGACAAGGTGTGTCGTTACTGGTACGACACGCCGAGGGAAGGTATATTTCTCTGTTATGACGACACTGGTAGGAATACAGATTACTGATATGGTGATAATGGCTGCTGATAGCCAGATTACTGAAGATAACTTACGGACTATAAGTAGTACTACACCAAAGATTATTAACGTTGGTAGATACTTACTGGGACTGGTAGGAGATTCCAGGCCTGGTGATATCTTGGCCTATAACTGGAAACCGCCAGTCTATAAAGGTTCAGATCCCGTGCAGTGGATGGGTAAGAAAATTATGCCTTCAATTCTGAAGGCTTTCAAAGAGAATGGATACGACCCGTATGAAGCAAACAAAGATAAAGAAGCAGGGTTCGACTACCTTGTCGCGTTTGATGGCAACCTATTCCATATTGCAACCGACCTCTCGTTCATCCAGTCCGACAAGGGTGTTTACGGCTTGGGTAGTGGTGGGGCTTATGCTCTCGGCTATCTCTATGATCGCGTTGACCGTCTTACGTTAGGCAACATTGACCAACACGCCGAACGCGCTGTTCAAATAGCCAGCATCCTTGACATCAATACCTGTCCTCCGATTCAATTAGTCTGTCAAGGAAGGATAATAACGTGATACGAGACTATTCAATTCATTTCAGCTTTGGCAGTTTGAATAACTGGGGCTTTGGTATTGATTACTTTCACGACTATGACACTATGCCATACAGGTTAGTTGCTAGAATGTTAGTAATAAATCTGATAGTATTCCGCTTCACAATAACTAGGTGGGAAAAGCATAAATGGATATAAAAGATTTGTTAGTTAAGGCTCTCTACGAGAAAGAGAACAGTAGAGGCAGATCGCTACAGACACAGATAGGTCCATCAGAATTAGGTGGCTGTCGGCGTAAGGTCTGGTATAAATTAAACGGACAAGAGAAGACCAATGGCGGAGAGCTAAAGCTCGCAGCTATTATGGGTACTGCTATCCATAACTCTATAGAGAATGCTTTATCTAATAACAAAGAAGTTTTGCTAGAGCAAACAGTAGAACATAACGGAATGA